AAATTCGGGAGCAGGCTTCGCCCGGATTTAAACCTAAGAAGCCGTATTACTTTAAATATCAAAAAAGGAAAAAAACGATGAACATCGTTAAAAATACGCTGTAAAAGCAGCCTTGGCAGCCGGTATCTTCACACCGGCCATTGTTATGGCAGATACCTTTGATGCATCCGCGATTGGTACGCAAGTAGCGAATGTAATCATGGGTTTCGTGTCAATGGTTTCCGCCGTGGGTATGGCGGCCATTACCGTGATTCTTGCAATCCAAGGCTTCAAAATGGCTTGGAGCATGATTAAATCTGTCAGATAAACAGAGTGAAGAAAAAGGGGCGTATAAATGGGCTATCGTGTCGGCATAAATTGTTTTGATACAAGATTGCAGGCAGACGACTATTTATTGTCGTCCCTTCCTCCTACTGTTACCCAGGACGGAAAAATCATCAGGCCGGAAAGGGTGGGCGATAAATGGATTTTGAACGGAAAGCCGGTCACGCTGTCTTATCCGAAATGTTCGAATTACGAACAAGTTAAATCCGGAGCTTATCTCGGGTCTATGGTTTTAATTCTGTTTGTCGTTATTTACGGCTTCAGGCTGCTGATTAATTTCTTAAAAGACATAGGCAAAGTAGGGGCGTGATGATGTTTGTCGATTTTTGGTTTTTGCTCGGATTTTTCCTGGCTTTGTCTGTCGCTTTGATATTTATATGACGTGTTTTAAAATCAGGCTTTCAAAACAACCTTTGAAAGACAGAAACATGAACAAGCCGTTTATCACGCAGGCGCAGTTGGCACTTTATAAATATCAGCCGTCCAGCAAGTATTTTGGGCAGTCGATGGCATTAATTGCGTCTAAGGAATTTGAAGAGTTTGTAAGAAATGTAAAAGAATACGACGTAATAGAATGTTTCTCTTATTTTTTAAATAAGAGGGTAACGCATAATATTTGGAAAATTTATTTTTCTGATGAGTCTAATATTTTTATTAGGAAGTCAGAAGAAAATGGAAAAATTTCGCATGAATTTATTTACTCGGAATTTTCTGATAGCAACACCGATTTTAATGTGTTGTTCTCTTAGTTTTGCAGAACCAGCAAGAATAGATGATCGAATAATAAAATTTAGGCCATCTAAATCAAAGTTTTTTGAATCTACAGGATATAGAAAAATCAATAATGAATTTTCTAAATTCACAGAAGCGGCAAATGTCGAACATATCCCCACGGGCGCAAAAGCCCGAATCAACGCAAAGATAACCGCCAGCGTATCCCGCGCCGCCGTCTTGTCAGGAGTCGGCAAACTTGTCCGCCAAGGCGCGAAATTCAGCACAAGGGCAGTCCCTTATGTAGGGACAGCCCTTTTAGCCCACGACGTATACGAAACTTTCAAAGAAGACATACAGGCACGAGGCTACCAATACGACACCGAAACCGACAAATTTGTTAAAAGGCTACGAATATAGTAATTGCCTTTGGTACGAAGACGAAAGACGTATTAATAGAACCTATGGCTGCTACGGCGTTGACAGTTCCATTATGCGCCTTATGTCCGATTACAGCAGATTCCCCGAAGTCAAAGAATTGATGAAAGCCAAATGGAAAGGCTTGCCCGTCCGTATTGGGAAAAGTTAAGGAATCGTCTGATATGTATTATTTTAAAAACTACAATTTTAAACGTTGTTATTTCGGATTGAACGGCGGAGATTGTTTAGTTGCTAAAGGTGATGATGGTAGAACTTTTATCAGTTCTCACTTCAAGGAAATTCAAAATACAAAGAAGAAATGGATGCCAAAAAGCTGGAAGAGATTTTATCGTTGAAAGTCGATGCCAATCCCGACAAATACATAAAGGCAACCGGATATCCCGGTTATTCCGAAAAAGTAGAAGTCGCACCCGGAACAAAAGTGAATATGGACCCGTCACGGACAGGAACGGGAATCCGTTCAGGTTGTCGCAACATTCGGCAGGGATTCGCAAGGCAACACCACAGTGGATGTTCAAGTAATTCCGCGTCCCGACTTAACCCCCGGAAGCGCGGAAGCGCCGAACGCACAGCCGCTGCCCGAAGTATCGCCCGCTGAAAACCCCGCAAACAACCCGGCCCCAATGAGAACCCCGGCACGCGTCCCAATCCCGAACCCGACCCCGATTTGAATCCCGATGCAAATCCCGATACGGACGGACAGCCGGAACAAGCCCCGATTCCCCGGCCGTTCCGGACCGCCCAAACGGCAGGGACGGCAAAGATGGCGGGCTTTTGTGCAAATTCTTCCCCGACATTCTAGCTTGCGACAGGCTGCCCGAGCCCAATCCGGCAGAGATTTAAATCTGCCGTCTGAAACCGTCAATGTAGAGTTTAAGAAATCCGGAATCTTTCAAGATTCCGCACAGTGTCCCGCCCCCGTTACGTTCACTATAACCGTGCTTGATTCAAGCAAGCAGTTCGCGTTCAGCTTTGAGAACGCATGTACCATAGCCGAACGGCTAAGGTACATGCTTCTCGCCCTTGCTTGGGCGGTTGCCGCCTTTTTTTGTATCCGCACAGTATCCCGTGAAGTCTAGCAGGCGCAGCACCGCCGGGCTTCAGTAACTTTGTGCCAAGGCAGGGGGAGGACGTCCAGAAAGATTTGTAAAGACGGCTTTATCGTCTTTATAAATCTTTTTGGATACCCCTTGCCGCCCCGCCAAAGAACACACTCTGCTGCAAGGGCAGGTGGTAAGGCGCGCGCTTTTTGCGCCGTCCCCCTGCCCCCGCAGCGTCGCAAGTGAGACTGGGGGTGTGGGGGCTAGTCCCCGCAAAATCTTTCAGATTAAGAAAACATTTTTTAATGAGGCAACCGTGCCTTTTAAGAAAGGGATAGCAAATGAAATTGTTGGCCGCATTGATTCCGCTCTTGATGAGCGTCGTAGGCCGTATATTGACTGCATTGGGATTGATGGCCGTGACCTATTCGGGGGTGGATAGATTGGTAGCCCATTTTCAACAGGCGATAACCCATAGCATAACGGGCGCACCTCAAGCAATGTTACAGCTTTTCTATATAAGCGGCGGTGGTACTGTTCTAAACATTCTTTTCGGCGCGATCGCCTTTATTCTGTCATTCAAACAAATGACAAAACTAGCAACCTCAATCGGGAAGAAAAAATAAATGGCAGAGATCTGTTTGATAACCGGCACGCCCGGTTCAGGGAAAACATTAAAAATGGTTTCCATGATGGCAAACGATGAAATGTTTAAGCCGGATGAAAACGGCATACGCCGTAAAGTATTTACGAACATCAAAGGCTTGAAGATACCGCACACCTACATAGAAACGGACGCGAAAAAGCTGCCGAAATCGACAGATGAGCAGCTTTCGGCGCATGATATGTACGAATGGATAAAGAAGCCCGAAAATATCGGGTCTATTGTCATTGTAGATGAAGCTCAAGACGTATGGCCGGCACGCTCGGCAGGTTCAAAAATCCCTGAAAATGTCCAATGGCTGAATACGCACAGACATCAGGGCATTGATATATTTGTTTTGACTCAAGGCTCTAAGCTTCTAGATCAAAATCTTAGAACGCTTGTACGGAAACATTACCACATCGCTTCAAACAAGATGGGTATGCGTACGCTTTTAGAATGGAAAATATGCGCGGACGATCCCGTAAAAATGGCATCAAGCGCATTCTCCAGTATCTATACACTGGATAAAAAAGTTTATGACTTGTACGAATCAGCGGAAGTTCATACCGTAAATAAGGTCAAGCGGTCAAAATGGTTTTATACTCTGCCAGTAATAATATTGCTGATTCCCGTTTTTGTCGGCCTGTCCTATAAAATGTTAAGTAGTTATGGAAAAAAACAGGAAGAACCCGCAGCACAAGAATCGGCGGCAACAGAACATCAGGCAGTATTTCAGGATAAAACAGAAGGCGAGCCGGTAAACAACGGTAACCTTACCGCAGATATGTTTGTTCCGACATTGTCCGAAAAACCCGAAAGCAAGCCGATTTATAACGGTGTAAGGCAGGTAAGAACCTTTGAATATATAGCAGGCTGTGTAGAAGGCGGAAGAACCGGATGCACATGCTATTCGCATCAAGGGACGGCATTGAAAGAAATTACAAAGGAAATGTGCAAGGATTACGCAAGAAACGGATTGCCGTTTAACCCATATAAAGAAGAAAGCCAAGGGCGGGATGTCCAGCAAAGTGAGCAGCACCATTCGGACAGACCGCAAGTTGCCACGTTGGGCGGAAAGCCGTGGCAAAATCTTATGTATGATAATTGGCAGGAGCGCGGAAAACCGTTTGAAGGAATCGGCGGGGCGTGGTCGGATCGGCAAACTGAAGAAAACGGCAAGAGAGAAAAAAGACCCGTAAACCGTTTGAATATAGACGGCTTACGGGTCTTTGTTTCGCGCAAAGCAAGGGCTAAGGCAGTCAGGCAGCAAATCCCGCAATGTATTAAAACAGACGCGTAGAAATGCCGGCTGCCTTTATCCATCCTCAAAATTGAATATCATCCTAGCCGTATCAAGGCTGTATAAATAAGGAAAATACCAATGAATATAATCGGGCTGGACATCTCAAAGGATACCATAGACGCAACATTGCATAAAACAAACGGAAGTATCCATTACATTAAATTTAAGAATAATGATGATGGATTAAAACAGTTTAGATTGTGGATAAAGGGAAACAGAATCAGAAAAGCCTATATCGGCATGGAGGCAACAGGCATCTATTACGAAAAGGCAGCAGATATGCTTTCTTCCTACTATACCGTTTACGTTATCAATCCCTTAAAAATCAAGGACTACGGGAAAAGCAGGTTTAACCGTACCAAAACCGACAAAGCAGATTCAAACCTGATAGCAGATTACATAAAAAGGCATCAAGATACATTGATACCGTATCAGATACCCAAAAACAAAGCACTGCAAAAACTGATTAACCTTAAAAATCAATTACAGCAACATCAGAAGCAAATTAAAAACCGTCTTCATAGCACTGAAGAAGACTTCATAAGGAACATACATCAAGACTTGATAGATACCATACAGGACAAGATGGAACAGGTAAAAATAGCCATATCCGAACAAATCAAAAAACAAACGGACAATAACCATTACCGCAATCTTCAAACCATCCCGAGCATAGGCAAAGACACCGCATCAGTTCTTTATGCGCAACTGACAGAAAAACATTTTAAAACCGCAAACCAGTTTGTATCCTATGCCGGATTAAGTCCCGCCATCATACAATCAGGGACAAGCGTAAGAGGTCGGGGCAGATTGAGCCGATACGGAAACAGACGATTAAAAAGTACGCTGTATATGCCCGCCCTTTGTGCTTACCGTTTTAACGCATTTCCGAAATTAATAAATAATCTGAAAAAAGCGGGTAAGCCAAAGATGGTAATCATCGTTGCCATCATGCGCAAACTGGCGAAGCTCGCCTATTACATTGTTAAAACCGGCCAGCCTTACGATGCGGAAAGACACCGATTGAATCAATAAAATTCAACAAAATTAAACGGTTACGCGAATATATTTGTGTAACCGTGCATTTGCATATCGTAAATAAACGTAAATAAAAATA